CAGGACAACACCGGTCGCTGGCGGAGTCCCTGGTACGACAACGAGTGTATTCGTCGTGCCCACCCCGTGGAAATCGCGACGCAATTGGATATCGATTACCAGGGTTCGGCATACCCGTTCTTTGACACACGCACCCTCGAAGCACTCGGGAAGGAGTGGTGTCGCGAGCCGGATCATGTCGGCACGCTGGAGGTGGAGGACGGGTATCAACCCAAGTTCGTCGACGACAACATCGGCCCGCTCAAGGTCTGGACCGACCTGGATGACGACGGGTTCCCCGTCTCGTCACGCGATTATGTCATCGGGGCGGACATCTCGCAGGGGACCGGCGCGTCGGAGAGCGCCCTGGTTGTCGGGGACCGCCTGACCGGGGAGAAGGTTGCTGAACTCTGCTCGAATCAGATATCCGCATATAAATTTGCAGAAATCGCGGTGGCTCTGTGCCGAATGTTCCGAGGCCCAGGAGGCAGGGGCGCCTACCTGATCTGGGAAGCAACCGGTCCTGGACGCACGTTTGGGAAAGCGATCATCGAGGATTGCCGGTACGCGAATATCTACTTCCAGACCGCGTCTGACACGCTGCGGAAGAAAGTTTCCGATCGTCCTGGTTGGTTCTCGACGAAGGATGCCAAGCGAGACTTGCTGACCACATACCGGGAATTGCTGTTCACCGGGAAATTCACAAATCCGTCACGCAAGTCGATAGAACAAGCGGCAGAGTTCATTTACCAGCCTAACGGGTCTATCGAGCACGGTGTCTCCCTGCTGACGACCGACCCTTCGGATCGCGGAGACAATCATGGCGACGTTGTTATAGCCGACGCGCTGGTCGCTCTGATACTCAAGGACAGAGAGCAGAAGGTGAAACCGGTGAAGACCGGGCCTCCCGTGATGTCCTTGGCGTGGAGACGAGCCGAGCGGACCAAGGAACTCGCGAACACGACGGAGTGGGACTAGATGCCGTTCAACCTGGAAGATCAACTTCACCTTCAGCGACTCCGCCGTGCCGTGGAGCAAAGTCGTCGAAAGCTCGAACCATTCCGACGTCGACACAAACGTGCTGTCGAACTCTACGCGGGCGACGGTTACGGGGATGAAGGGGAGACGAAGCCCCAGCACCTCAACATGATGGAACTGGCAATCTCCATCTACGAGAGGCATCTCGTAGGTCGACCGCCCCAGGTCAACATCTTCACCAGGAGTCCGCAACTCGGACCCACCGGCGCCAAGCTCGAAGCGGTGATGAACGACCTGCTCAAGCAATTCCAGGTCCACTCCGCCCTCCAACGTGCCGTGAGATCTGCACTGTTTTCTGTCGGAATTGTGAAGGTGGGCACGGCGGTCACCGGAAGTTATTCGATCGACAATTTCGAGATCGATCGCCAGGAGCCGTTTGTCAGAAACATTCTGATCGACGACTGGGTTCACGACATGTCCGCCCGGCACTGGGAAGACATTGCCTTCGCAGGGCACCGGTATCGCATGCCGGTGGAACTGGCGAGAGAAGACAAGTCGTTCAAGAAGGAGTTGCGGGAGAAACTCGTGCCCGCCGATGGGCCGAACTACAACGAGCACGGGGGTGACGAGCGGATCCATACCATCTCGCAGGGTTACGGGATGGCGGAAGACGAATACGAGCCTTACGTCGAGTTGTGGGAGGTCTGGTTGCCTCGGCACAAGCAACTGGTGACTCTCTCACCGCACGACGGGGAACTCCCTCTGCGGGTGGTCGACTGGACTGGTCCCGAGCACGGTCCTTTCCACCCGCTTTGGTTCAACGAGGTCGATGGTCAGACCATGCCCCTGTCCCCGGCAATGCTGTGGACCGGGATGCACGAGTTGATCAACGGTCTGTACCGGAAGCTGGAGCGTCAGGCGAACCGCTTCAAGCGAGTGGGGGTCACCAGGGGCGAAGACACCGAGGATGCCGAGACCCTGCGTCAGACGAACGACGGCGAGATCGCTGCCGTTCTGAATCCCGACGCGATCCAGGAGAAGCAATTCGGCGGAATCGACCAGCAGTCGTTTGCCTTCATGTTGCAGAGCAAAGATCTGTTCTCCTGGTTGTGCGGCAACCTGGACTCCCTGGGTGGACTCGCGGCATCGAGCGAAACGGTCGGTCAGGATGCCATGCTGCGGGAGAGCAGTTCCCAACGCATCTCCCACATGCAAGACGCGGTGATGCTCTGGACCAAGAGGGTTCTCTCCGACTTCGGGTTCTACATCTGGAACGACCCGATCGAGACCTACCCGGCGATCATGAAGATTCCAGGTATGGGGAATCGGCATGCGGCGCTGCCGCCGGTGGAGCGAGAAGCACACTCGTACTACCACCATGAGGTCGACATACGCCCGTACTCGATGCAGTTCCAGAGTCCGCAGCAGCGGATGTCGGTCATCAACCAACTGATGCAGACGGTCGTCCTGCCAACCCTGCCACTGCTCCAGCAGCAGGGTCTCCAGTTGAACCTGCCCGGTCTCATGCAGACCTACGCTAAATATGCCGACCTGCCGGAACTGAAAAGCATCCTGATCCCGATCAACCAGGGGAACAGCATCGGCGAGACGATGCAGATGCTGCCGACGAGTGCACCGGAGGACGAGTTGCAGGAAGAGGGCACAGACGGGCGACTGTCACAAAGTCCTGTCACGCACCGGACCAACGAGCGGGTCAGTCGCCCAGGTGCCACACGACAAGGGGCGGAGGCATCCCTTGTCCAGACGATGATGGGCGGCAACCCACAGCAGTCCGAGCAGGACGCTATGAACAGGCACTACGGGGGTTGATATGCAGTACGGAATGGGCATCACGACCAGCGATCTCGACCGGGGATACAACCTGCTGCCGTCGTCTGAACAGATGATGCAGGAGGGTCCAGGGTCGACCAACCTGGATCCGGCGTCGATGGTGGGCATCGGATCGATCATGCCGAACATGGGCGGCGCTGGGGGGGAGGCTGGTTTCCTGGGCGACATCATGAAGCTGAAAGGCGGAGATGGCGAGTCGAATGTTGTCGACCACATGGGGCAGGACGAGGCTTTCAAGGAAGAAGAACAACAGCGAATGATGCAGAAGATGTTGCAGAACTTCCAGCAGTCTGCCGACCAGCACCGAATGTCTCCGCCCTACGGACAGGCGGTAACGAGACCCGTCCATCCTGACCAGCCCCAGGGACGGGCGGTAACGAAACCCGTCCATCCTGACCAACCGCGTGGCAACTTGGTCGACCGGCACAACATGCCCGCTGTTGCTCAGGATCGTGGCAACTTGGTCGACCGGCACAACATGCCCGCAGGTGACTACAGGCAACAAATCATCCCCCGTCATGTGCCGCCCGGCTCATACATGCAGCAACCAATCCCCACACAGTGGTCGCCTGGGGACTACGGAATGCAACTGGCGGATGATCCCGGCGTCGATGCGGCGATCGGACAGATGCTTGGAGGTTTCTGATGGGTGTCACCTACCGGGTAAACGGAGAGTCGGTAACTCGCAAGGAATTCAATAAGAATCCCAGGGGTGCGGGCAACATCCGGCGATCGTACGAGTCGCGACAGATCATCAAGTCCGACGGCGCCGGTGTGCACCCGAAGGATCGGAAGGAAGCGGAGGAGCACGCCAAGAAGCACGGCGTGCCGACCCACTTCGACGAGAAGGGTCGCGCTCACTTCAGGAGCCTCCGACACCAGACCGACTACCTGCGGAAGATCGGGATGCATAACAACGATGGTATTCACTGACCCAGGGGGGTCGGGCACACTTCCACTCAAGGAGATTTTCGATGCCCAAGGTCGGCGGCAAGAAGTTCAGCTACAGCAAGTCGGGTAAGGCGAAGGCGAAAGCCTACGCCAAGAAGACCGGCAAGAAGGTGAAGAAGTCTTCAAAGAAGAGGTCGTACTGATGGCATTGATTTTTGACTACCTGAGAAGCAACGAGCGCCCCGTGAAGGCGGCGGCGAAAAAGGCAAAGAAGGCTCCCAAGAAGGCGTCGAAGAAAAAGGGTAAGTGATGCGTGGTCCCTACCCCGCGCCGGGCGAGAAACCCAAACCGACGAGGAAGTTCCCAATTTCTGATCCCCCGAAGGTGATCAGGAAAGTGGACAAGCCGAGGACGTCGTCGGATTCCAGCAAGCAGGACAAGACAAGGAAATACTAGGGATGGCAGAAAAAGACAAAGACGTCGAACTGGTCCCCGAGACTCCCCAGGAGGAGGCCGAGGCGATCGACGAAGAGTACTACTCCGAGGAACCAGACCTGGACCAGGGGTGGGAAGCAGAGCAGGGCGACGAAGAACTCGTCGAGACGGATCCCGAACCCGAACCCGAACCCGAACCAGCCGAGGTTCCGCTTGACCAGGAGGCTGAGTTCACCAACGAACACTTCGCATACGGTCAGACCCTGGGCTTGTCTCCCGATCAGGTCCGCGCCTTCGGCAACCCCCAGGCATTCGAGACGGTTGTCTCTTCGATCACAGAGAACACCGGAGTCGATCCTGCCAGGGCAGCGGTGCAGCAGCAGGTGCGGGAAGATAATCCCGACGCTTTTCAGGATGAATCCCCGGTCATCGACGGGGACTTCAGCTTTGAAGATCCCGACTTGTACGACGAGTCGATCCTGGGAATGAACCAGCACAACAACTCTCGGTTCCAGCAACTGGAAGGTCGGTTGCAGCACATGGAATCGCTGAACCAGCGCCTCCAGGCGGACGTCGCCGCGAGGGAGTTCGACAACGTCGTCGACACGCTGGACAACGAACTTTTCGGCATGGGGCGTTTTCAGTCCCTGGATGAGTCTCATGCCATGAACCGCGTCAAGCTGGCGAACGAAGTTTCTCGCCAGGGTCACGGGTACGAAGCACGGGGTGAAGCATTGCCACCTCTGGCGGATCTCGTCGACAAGGCGTATTCGGCAATCTGGGGCAGCGAAATCAAAGAACGAACTCTTCGAGGCATTGCCGAGGCGTCCAAGGCACGGACTGCGCAGACGACGGCAATCCCAACCAACCGCGAGGCGGACCCGCTCGATTCGACGGTCGCTGCAACGCGGGCGGCAAGGGACTGGTATCGGAACCGTGGTGGCGAGGTCGAGGATGACGCGGGGATGCTCATCGAATAATTCCGAAAGGATAAATCGTGGCATACCAAGCAGACGATTATGCTGATCTGATCACCACCACTCTGCGCCACCTCGAACGGACCACTTGGGCCGACATCGTTGTGGACAACCAGCGGCACATCGCGATGCCGCAAATTCTGAAGAAGAAAAAAGTCGAATTCGGGTCCGGCTACGGGCATCAGTTCAACGTTCGCTTTTTCAGCAATAATGCTGCAAGAAATGTGAAATTGAACGAGGTGGACAACCCGACAACCGCCGACACCCAGGCGACCGGCAACGTGCCCTGGCGGCACACCGAGACGCACTGGGCACTGGAAGAGCGGATCATTTCGATGAACCGCGCACCCTCTCGTCTCGTCTCCCTGCTGCAAACCAGCCGGGTCGACGCGATGACCGACCTCGCCGAACTGATGGAATCGAACTTCTGGTCGAAGCCGTCGTCGGCGTCTGACGAACTGTCTCCGTTCGGCATCCCGTCGTGGATTGTTTACAACTCCACGGCAGGTTTCACCGGCGGAAACCCGAGCGCTTTTCCGCAGACTGGCGCTGGCAGCATCGACTCCGATGTGCACGCCCGTTGGAAAAACTGGTCCGCAAATTGGAGCGCCGTCTCGAAGGCAGATCTGATCAGAAAATGGCGCGAAGCCTCGACGAAAACCGAGTTCCGACCCCCTGTTGATGGGCCTTTCAACAACATGGGCGGGGACTACGGGTACTACACCAACTACAACGTCCTCGGACAGTTGGAAGAGGTGCTCGACGGTCAGAACGACAACCTGGGTGTCGACCTGGACTCGATGGGGGGTCGCACGACCTTCCGACGAGTGCCCGTAATCTGGGTGCCGTGGTTCGACAACAACGCTTCCAAGTTGTCGACCGACGCTGGTGTCACAGATCCCGTCTACGGAATCTGCTGGCGCAGTTTCAAGGTCGCCTTCCTGAGTGGCGAGTACCTGAAGACGACGAAGGTGGCGCCGCATCCGCTGCACCACCGGACCCTGACGCAGTA